AAGATTACTTTTAACTTACCCTAACCTGGGAGCAGGTGAAGGTTGGATAACGGTTACTTATATTCAAGCTGTTGACGTCGGTTAATAAATAATTAAAGTGCTCCTTCGGGAGCACTTTTTAAGGAGATAATAAATGCCAAATGTAACAAGTATAAAATCACAACGCTTTACTTTTGTAACTGACACTAATGCAATATCAGTTGATGGCACTGCAACAACTTTAGTATTACTAGATAATGGTCCATGGGCAAATGCTCAGACCGTAACTTTAACTTCTAGTGCTACTAACAGTGGAATTACTTTTGTTGTAGTTGGAACAGATGGTGATGGAGCTGCGCAGACAAGTGCAGCAACAACTGGACCAGCTGCTTCTACAGTAACTGTAGGTGGAACATGGAAAAGCGTCACAAGCATTACAGCTAGTGGAGCAATTACTACTGATATTTCAGCGGGTATAAAAGACGGTGTAACAAGTGGAACTTTTTATGCTGGAAGAACTAGAATAAGAGGAATGACTGGTGTAGGTGCTGGAGCTGGAATTATTTATTTTAAAAATACTTCAACCAGTGGACTTACTCAATTATCCTTAGATGTAAAAGCTGATACTATCGATCCATATATTCCAGATAATGGAGCTATGTTTTCTGATGGAGCTTATTTTCAAATAACAGGAACTAGTCCAACAGGTTTGACAGTATTCTACGACGGATAGGAGGATAGATGGCAATTGCTACTACAGCAACTTTTGAATCTACCTTTTCTATCGATGAAGTCATCGAAGATGCTTACGAAAGATGCGGACAACAAAACGTTACCGGTTATCAATTAAAAGCAGCTAGAAGATCTTTAAACATTCTATTTCAAGAATGGGGAAACAGGGGAATTCATTATTGGGAAATTGGAAATACTAATTTAGACCTTGTCGAAGGACAAGCTGAATATATTTTTTATCGATCATCTGATGATGGTACAAGTGCTACTACTTCTCCAACTAATGGACTTTATGGTTTCTCGGATATAACGGAAGCTAGTTTTAGACAAAATTATTCAACACCAACTGCTTCTACAGATCAAGCAGATTTACCATTAACCAAAGTAGATCGTTCTACTTACGCAGCTTTTTCAAATAAAGCTGTTAAAGGAACTCCTTCACAATATTGGGTCCAAAGATTTATAGATAGAACTACTATGACTCTTTATCCCACCCCTAATTCAACAGCGGCTTCTAATTTTGTAAATTTATATTATGTTAGTAGAGTTAAAGATGCAGGAGCTTATACTAATGTTGGAGATATACCTTATAGATTTGTACCAGCGATGGTTGCAGGTCTATCTTTTTATCTTGCACAAAAATGGGCGCTCGACAGAGTACAACAATTAAAATTATTTTATGAAGATGAACTTTCAAGAGCTTTACAAGAAGATGGCTCACCTTCGAGCACTTATATTTCACCTAAAACTTATTATCCGGGGACATAATGGGAAAATTTGCTGGAGGTAAATATGCACAATTCATTTCAGACAGATCTGGTATGGCTTTTCCATATACAGAAATGGTTAAGGAATGGACAGGTGCAAGAGTTCATGTTTCAGAATATGAACCTAAACAACCTCAAGTAGATCCAAGACCACATGGTGCAGACCCACAAGCTTTACAAAATGCTAGACCCAGAAGTCCTTCTGTTCCTACTGCAAGTCCTTTAGACAATGTTCCATTTTCTACCGACGGAACTACAACTTTAAGAGTTTATCAACAAGACAATGAAAGACAAACTGGAGATGCCGTTAGATTTACCCAAGTTAAAGAAGCCGTGGGCGGTGTTCCAATTACAGCTTTAGAATTAGATACTACTTTAAATGGAGCTGTCACCGATAGTGCCACTACAATTACTTTGACAGATGCAACTTATTTTCCAACTTCAGGATACTTTGTAATTCAATCAATAAATTCAACTACTGGATTATATAATAGTGAAACTATTCAATACACAGGTAAAGCAGGAAACGATTTAACTGGCTGTACAAGAGGAACAGCTTCTCCAACAAGAGGAAATACACCATCACCCACTACTGCTGTAGCTCATTCTTCTGGTGACAAAGTTTATGGATCGTATATAATAACGAGCGTTACTGAATCGGTTCCTTATCCGGGGCAACCATCGACTATAACTGTAAGTAATTATTTTACTTTAAGTTTAGTTAATGCAGCTACCTCAACAACAACAGGAGGCGGAGCATTTGTTTTTGGTGGACCACCAAATCAAACTAATCAGTATCCGAGATAATTATGGCACATCAAACTTATACATTAAGTAATCTAGAAACTGATATTAGAAACTTTACAGAAGTTAGTAGCACTGTTTTAAGTAGTGCTATTTTAAAACCAATTATTCTAAATGCTGAAAATAAAATATATAGATCAGCAGATAATGATGATAATAGATTTTATGCAACTTCAAACTTAGTTATTGGAAACAGATATGTTACGATTCCAGACGATTTAAGAATTATTAGATATATTCAATTATTAGATACGACTGTTGCACCAAATGTTCAGAGCTTTTTAGAGAAAAAAGATACCTCATATATGGCAAGTTATTATGATAGACCTTCAGTTCAGTCTGGAATTCCTAAGTATTATGCTAATTGGGATTCTGAGTATTGGGTTGTAGCTCCTACACCAGATGCTGCTTATGAAATTACCATGGCATATATTAAACAACCATATAGTATAACAGATTCTACGAATCCAATAGCAGCTCCGGCATCTACAAATGGAACTTATTTATCAAATAAATATCAAGATTTACTTTTATATGGATGTCTGATAAATGCATATGGGTACTTGAAAGGACCTGCAGATATGGTACAATACTATCAGCAGCAATTTAATGATGCTTTACAAACGTATGCGATCGAACAACAAGGTCGAAGACGTAGGGACGAATTCCAAGATGGAGTTATTCGTACACCTCTTAAATCACCAAGTCCATCGGATTATTAAGGAGATAAATAAATATGGCAAATGTAATACCTTTTTCTTTTAGAGGTGCTTTATTTTCAGGCAATCATGATTTTGCAACGTCTGGAAATACTTTTAAATTAGCTTTATATACAGCTGGCTCTGGTTCACCTTACTCTACTGCTTCAACAGTTTACACTTCAGGAACTTCGAATCAAGTAGGTACGTCTGGAACTGGATATTCTACTGGAGGAAATACTTTAACTTCTCAAGCAGTAGCTTCAGGTTCAGCAGTAGCTTCAGTTGATTTTGCAGATACAGAATGGACATCAGCTACTTTTACTGCAGCTTATGGAGTAATTTATAATAGTACAACTGTAGATTCTACAGCTGATAGATTAGTTGTTGTGTTAGATTTCGGAGGAGATAAAACTTGTACTAATGGTACATTTAAAATAACTTTTCCAAATCCAGCAACACCGGGCGATGCTATTTTAAGCATGGCATAATAGGAGATAAAAAATGGCTTTAGTTTTAAACGACAGGGTTAGAGAAACCAGTACTACTTCAGGAACTGGAACTTTAAACTTAGCAGGAGCAGTAACAGGTTGGGAAACTTTTGTTGCAGGAATTGCAACTGGGAATACAACTTATTATGCAATTCATGAAGAAGGAACTGCTAATTGGGAAGTTGGCCTTGGAACAGTAACAGATGCAACACCTGATACACTTTCAAGAGCTGCAATTACAAGTTCAAACTCAGATAGTTTAGTCACTTTTGCTGGTGGTACCTTAAACGTATTCTGTACATTACCAGCATCTAAAACTACAGACATGACGATGACGGCAACAGGAGATATATTGTATGCTTCAGCAGCAAATACTCCAGCTCGTCTAGCAAAAGGAACAGCACTTGACATATTACAAATTAATGCAGCAGGAACTATACCGGAATGGACGGCTCCAGCATCGGCAGGAGCAACATCAGGCTTCGTTATTGCAATGTCGATTGCCTTATAGTATAAAAAATTATGGCACAGAATTTTAAAAATTACATCACAAGACTAACAGGAGCAACACCAGTAGACGCTTTAGGCGGAGCTACT